TGAACGTACGTTTTATGTTGTGCCTAACAGGGCTCCACTTTTATCTGTAGACGCTGTTGTACCTGCAGGTGTTGTCGATGTTGATAAATTTAAAATCAGTGGTACTTCGACTGATCCTGACGCAAACGCTAATGTTAAAATAACAAAAAAAGTAAACGCTAATAACCCTGTTGAAATTTATAATGGACCAGGTGGTGCTTGGGAGTTTGATGTTTCATTAGCTGAACTTGTAGTAGGTGAAAATACGATTGTCATTGAGGTAATTGACAATTATGGCGCTAAGACAAGTAAGACAATAAAACTGAAGAAAAATGAAGTGAAAACGCCTGTTTTGCATGCTGTGGCGAGGTACAAGATTACACCTCCTGCTGGATCCGCAAAGGGCGTTTTACTATTTGTCGAACGTGATGAGAAATTGGACTTAAAGGTTGAATTGTCCATGACGCTAACAGGAGAGCAGGAACAATATGAAACGCTCACACCTGAAAGCACAGCACCGATGCCGTACACAGACCGCGTAGTTGAAGACACGTTCTATTATGAAGCTACAGAGCCTAAGAGCAACATCATCTTAAAACTCACTACTTCACGCAGCGATTTGTTGTTGAATCACAAAATACATTTAGTATCGGGGGCTGTTGAGTAATGGCAATGGAATATAAGGAACGAACAGAAAACGGTGATCTTGGCCAGCCTATCAAAATTGGAACAGGATTAAAACTAGATGAACAAGTATTGTCGCTAGGCGAACAATTAGCCCAGGAGAAAATTAAGGGCATTCAAAAAGATCTCCTTATAAATAGCCTTGGCCAAACAGTTACACAATTGAAACTAGAAATGTTGGCCATGAAAGGGGGTGACCTATAATGCAATTCTGGCAAATCGCTTTTATGTATAAATGGGTAACTGCAGCACAATTACGATTAGCAGTTAAAACAGATGCAAATCCTTTTGGTGAAATCACACCAAAACAGTACAAGGAAATTACAGGGCAAGATTTCGAGACGCAAGCTGAGGCTTAGAGTTATTTTTATTGTTTAGATTAGAACGGGGTTAAGGTATCCTGTTGACTGCTTAAACAAGGAATTGGCTTAAATTAGTGGGTAAGTTAGCTAAGAAGGTTTTTTGTAAATTGTTGGTGCATCCCTTGGTATTATTGTGTAAATTAATACTGAGGTGAAAAAATTGCAATCTATAAAATATCTATTTCATTTAATAGCATTATCTTCATTCATCTGTATCATTATAATAAGTTTCGTTTTGGACGAGATCCCAGAGTTTTGGGCGCATGGATATGAAACAGGGGTTGTGCTGTTTTCTTTATCTACAAGTTTCTTAGCAGCATACTTTTTCTATGTATTAGATATTTTTTACCCACAAAAGCTTAAAAAAAGCGAATTAGTAACAAGATTAGAGTTGCCCTTAAATAGAGTATTGAGATTTATGGCTCAAAACATATCTTGCATTTCTAATTTAACAAATCTAAAGTATAGTGAATTAACTACCGAAAATATAAAACAAAATATTAATGAAAATTGGCATATAGAATTAAAAGAAGCACCAATGGTTACTGATAATCTTAAAAATGTTTCTTATTTGTTTTATTTTGACCATAATATTTGGGACGTCGAAAACTATATTAAACGAATTAATTCTTTGCCAGAACTAGATTTTGAACTACTGATGGTACTTGATAAAGTCCTTTATTCGAAATTGCATGAAGATATTAGATATATTAATCAACTGAAAAAAACTTACCCAGGAATTACCTTTGTTAACGATTATATATTAAATAATATTGAAGAGTATGTAAAAATTTTATTAGATATTCAAGATTATATGAATAAAAATAAAATACCAATTGACGAAATTATTCGAGAAGAAATAAATAAGTGAATATGATTTTTAACCTTCCACAATTATCTGTGGAGGGTTTTTATTATGCAAAAAGGGAAGTGGTCAAATGGAAAAATGGATTGCTGCAGTAAGTGGAGCGATAGGTACACTGATTTCATATTCAGTGGACGGTCTAGGAATGGCTGTTACAGTTTTGATTGGCTTTATGGCAATTGATTACCTTACAGGTATCATGGGGGGAATTGTTAACCAAAACTTAAACAGTCGTACAGGCTTCAACGGTATAATTCGAAAGATTTATTACTTAATGCTAGTTGGATCTGTTTATTTATTGTCTGTTGTAATACCTGGCATCGAGTATGCAGGGGATGGAGCAGCCATTGCATTTTGTGTCCTAGAATTTATTTCAATCACTGAGAACGGTACTAAAATGGGCTTG